ATGATCTGCGGAGAAAGGACAAACCGACTTCTGTCCTCTCCTTCCTGTTTCTCCTGTATCCCCCTGATCTCCCTGTTCACCCTTGTCGCCAACAATTAAATTTCTTCCCCACTTGGCAATCCCCAGTATCATAAGGCCGCCGCCTATGGCCAGACCAATTCCCAGGGCAATGACCATTTTTACTACGGTAAACTCAGTAATTTCCGCTGCCATTTCACCCCCATGTCCATCTATTTTACAACTCCGCTCAGTTGAGGGCCGTCCTTGCCCAAAGCCTTAAACCAATCCCGCCACATGCACTCTGCCGCTATCCTGCCGGCCTCCGGGGTCTTCACCTTGACTGACTTGAGCCCCGGCAACTTAGGATGGACCTGCCAGCCTTCCCCCTGATGACAAGCCACCACCATGAGCGTGTAGGGGCCAGCCTTGCCGTTCCAAGCTCCGGCCTGGTTTTGGCTCCAGGATAGCATCACAATTTACACAGCCCCATTCGGAGGGCTTCACGGGCCAGCATAACCATGACGTTCTCTGCTCCACCGCGCTGGATCCCTAATTTCTCGCAGAGCGAGCCGATATGCGTACCGACCGATTTTACACTGACGCCTCGTTGGGCGGCGATCTCCCCCGTAGCCTTGCCCCTGCCGATTCCCCCCAACACCTCTAACTCGGCCATGGTCAAAAAATCCGGCGCCGGGCGGGTCAAGGTCCCGCACTCGGGGCAGAAGTGGATCAGGCCTGCCAGGGTTTTATCGAGGACCAGGATCTGCTGCATCTCAGCCTCAATACTTCACAATAAAATTCACCACCTGGAACGGTGGGTTCGACGAGCCGGTGGTTCCAGAATAGGCCGCCGAGAACGTGTACAAATAGCCTGGGGGGCCGATGGAGTATTCGCCGCCGCTGCCAGCGCTGTACTCCAACCCTCCCGAGAATGCCCCTGAGTAAGTATGCGTATGGTCAATCGCTCCGCCTGTGCCTCCCAGGGTGGCGCCAGTCCCCCCTGATGCCGCCTTGCCCATAGGGAAGCGCTGGCGCATATCGGGGACATTGAAGGTCGTGGTGCCATTGCCGGAGCCGAACGTGGTCCCGATCACTCCAAACAGGGATGAATAGGTAGTCCGGGAAACCGCCGAGCCGTCGCAGAGCAAAAATCCGGTGGGGGCGCTGGTGCCGCCATAAGGTGTAATAACACCGACCGGAGAGCCACCACCGCCGCCCCCGGCCATGACAAAGACGCCATCCGTGGCATCGTAGATCAGGAGAGCCGGCTGGTTAAGCGTTAATGTCGCGCCTGGGATCGTGATAGCCCCCAGCCCGTTTATGGCGAGGGTACAGGCTCCTGTGCTGCTGACGTTGGGAATGAACTTATAGACCACGCCCCCGACGTAGGAAGTGACGGCTGGGGCCAGGGTGATGCTGTAATTGTTGCCGGAATTGGAGGCCAAGGGCACGCTGGGGTCAAGGGGCCGGAGGGCCACCCACCCACTATTCCCTGAATTACGCTGTTTCAGATAGCCGGCCCCGGTGTCGGCCCAGAGCATGTAAGCCGAGGTGGGCGACGGTGCGGAAGGCCCGGAATTCAGGGTGTTGAGGGTGTCCAGGGCCAGATTTAGGTCGGCCCTGACTGTGGCCCCGGTGCCATTGGGAACTATCAGAGAATTTTGGCTGGACAGTGATTGCCCGGAGAGGGCCAGGGTCAGCGCCGAAAGCAGAATCAGGAATCTTTTCATTATTGTCCCACCTGCCAGTTGAATTCTGAAACGACCGGAGTAACCCCGGCTTGATAAACCGTGAGAGCCAGACGCAGGTTGATTCCCCATGCATAATACTGGCCGGGCTTCAAGTCCTGCCAATTGCCCCAGGTGCTGCCGTCCTGGGAGATTCGAATCTGGACCTTCACGTCTGCCTGTCCGGCTGCCAGGCCGTCCATATCAGGAATCGAATCGAAATCCGTCCAGTCGTCAATATTTGGGGTCGGCAGGACGCTCTCAAAGAGATAGTTGGCTGCCACGGTGACCAACTTGCAACTTCCTAAATCCACTAGGCTGCCGGCCGGGATCGTGTAGGTGCCAGAACCGCCCCCGGAGATCTCAAGATTGGCGCCAGTCTTAAAGACACCGCCGGTCATGGCCCCCAGCCAACCCGCCGCATATTCGTCGCCGGAAGCCAGGACCGTCCCGATGATGCTGGAATTGGTGACTGTGATGGAGGAGGTCACGCCATACCAGCCCTTGTAGTGTGCTGCTACCCAATAGGTGCCATCACCATAACAGGGGCAGTTCGGGGTGTCAGTGCGGGCTACGATTTCAGCCGTGCCCCAGGCCGTCCCTTTGCGCACCTCATAGTCCATGAAGCGATAGCTGGCCAGGGGGTCATCCGCCTTATCCCAGACCAGAGACATTTGGTTGCTTTGGTAAAAACTGCTGAGGTTGGTGATGCCCGGGAGACCCTGCGTCATGCCGGCGCCGCTCAAATAGAACGTGAAAGGATCGACATCGCTTAGAGATTGGATGGCCCCGTGCCAAAGGTTGTAGCTCAGGAGCTTGATATAAACGGTTTGCCCGATATGGGTCGGGTCATAAGGAATTTTGAAAATAGCCTGGTCCAATCGGACGACCGGGCTGTTGGCGGCATGGCCGGTGATCGGAGTAAGATAAGCCCCCCGGCGCAGGTAGTCCCCCAGGGTGTATTTATTGGCTGCAGTCAAGGTGGCCGTCTGGTAGCTGATGATCTCGCCGTCCACCCAAAAAGCCGTAGCCAGGAGATCAGCGTCTGCTTGGGTGCCGGAAAAGAGGACGCCAAGGCTCTGCGTCAAATCCACTTGGCAGGAGTTGACCGTATCTGGGTCGCTTCCCGAGTTGAACTGCGCCTCCAGGATGCCTATGCGCGCCGGGTTAATGACCAGACCCAGGCGTTTATAGGTCGTGCCGTCAAAGCTGGTCCAGACCTCGGCACCGCCCCAATTCGGACCTCCGCAAGCCGCCAGCCAAACCTCATAACCGTTCTGAGTAAGTAAGGCCGGAGCCTCGAAGATGGTCGGAGGGTTGACATTTCCGGGAGCCACATTAAGGTCGAGTGCCAGGCCGCCAGAGGGCTGCATGGTATGCAGGGCCGGGGTCCCGGTGGCTTCCGGCCATTCCTCCACCTCAAAGGAAAGGGTTCCGTCATCGCCTTCCTCAATCGAGACGACCCGGCACATGGCGCCGGAGATCCCCAGGTGCGGGATAGTGAGAGAAACCCAATCCATTGGGTCGAGCAGTAAATAACGGCCGTCCAGTTTGAACTTATAGGTGTTGCGGATATAAAGGCATTTCTGCAGCATGGTCTGGCCGATGAATTGCGCCAGGCTGGCGCTGCAAATGGCATGAGTCTCAGTGCTGGTCTGTATCCGGGGACCGTAAAGATCGACGGCGCACATATCTTTGATGTCGATGATGGCGGTGTTGTAATTATTGCTTCGGTCAAAGATCTCGAGCTGAAACCAGTTGTAAGCGTCCGAAATAGCTGTCCGGGAAGCGGTCACCGGAGGATTTCCTTTTTCGGAAATGAAATCATCCGGTCCCAGGTTATATTCCGGGCTCATGTTTGGGGTGAAGGTGACGCCGTTCCCCGTGGCCGCGGTGTCGCCATAAGGGACCACGTTGAGGACGCCGCCGCTCCAAACAATTTCCGAGTTGGAGAGCTGGCAAACATATTCCAGGAATTGCGCTGCCGCCTCCTGAGAGGTCAGTTGGGGGCTGAGAAAAATGTTGTTGGCCTTGCAGTAATTGGCGAACTGCGTCAGATCTCCGATGAGGCCGGAAGCCCAGCCGCAGCCGTAATTCGGATTAGTGAGAAAATCATGGATAATGTCGCTGGGTAGAGCGTCGATTATCCCGGCGCCGGGGTTGAATTGCTTCAGTCCCTGCACCTCGAAATTAAAGTTCGGAAGCTGTGCCCCGCTGCCCAAGTCAATTCCTGCCGCGCAAGCCACGGCCAGGCCGGAATAGGCCAGCGCCTTGGATGGATAGCGGGTGCTCAGGTAGCCCCAGGGACTGGCAGGGGAAGCCCCAAGCATGATCTGAGAAAACCAAGAGGCCGGACTGTAAGGGGTGGAGTCGATATAAACGGTTGACACTCCAGCGATCGGGCCTTTGCAGATCCCGATCATAATGTCCATGGCGTAGGTGTAAGACACTTCAGTCGTGGTCGTGGTCTTGCTACCGCCGCCCCCGCCGCCTTTACCACCAGAGGGGGTGGAATTGGTGGTGGTGGTATAGTGGGGAATGGCTTGGAAGCCTGCCGCCCAGATGATATTGCCAGGGATTCGCTGTTGCCCGTAAACGATGGCGATGGTCGCCCCCTGGCAAGAGCTCTGCACCTGATAGCCCATCAGGGGGACTTGTTGCTGAGCCGGGCTGCTGGGAAGGCCGCTTGTTTTTTTGCTGCCTCCGAACAGGCTCATGCTTTCCTCCAGGGGCTAAAGAACTTGCGCTCATGGGCACGGAGGCGCAGATTGTTTTCAGCATGGTCGAGCACTACCCCGAACCCTACTGCTGAATGGATGATGCCTGGCCAGTCGGTGATGATGGCCGCATGGCTGTAGGTTCGTCCCAATTTCCAGATCACGACGTCGGCCGCCTGCTGTTCTCCTTCGGGAATCTCAAGAGCGAATTGCCTTAAATAATCCAGGTATTTTTCTTCCGTGCGGTGCAGATGCCACTGGTAGGCGTAATGCTCAATGGTAAATTCCGGGATGACGTGTACCGCCCGATAGACCGCCACCAGGAGCATTCCACAATCCACCCCGGCTCCCTTAACCATACCCTCGTGATGAAAATTCGTACCCAGCCAGGTCAGGGCCTCTTTGATTACCAGTCGGCGGTCGAGCTGCTCTGTCATTAGATCACCGTGGAGGGGGCCGGGATAAAGGGCTGTCCCCCGAAATTGATCTGGTTGCTAAACTTATTCAGGCAGGTGCTCATCTGCCGGTCGCATCCGGCCCAGGCCGTGAAGGTGTCGTTCGCAGCCGGTGTCCCGATAAAAGGGACCATGGTCGTGATCGCCTCGCCGTTGTAGGCTTTGATTGCCCGGGTCTGGCCGATGCAAACCCCGGAAGTCATGGTGATTTTGCCCAAGGTGAACCAGCCATCTGTCTGAAACAGGTTGGTCTTGAAAGAAAAAGCGGAGTTGCCGGCGTCAGCGATAACATGGCCGCCCTGGGAGAAGCTACTCCGGACCACCCCGCAGTTGGCATCGTAAAGGGAATAAGCGCAGCCTGACTGATAAAGTTGCCAGGGCACTTGAGTATCCAGTAGTTCCAGCGGGCTTTTGATGTTGATCTGGATCTGGCCATAATCCACCTGGGGCAGATCAGCGACGCGCCCAACAAAAAGGATCACCGGATTAAATTGGGCTGGGTTGCTCCAGGAGGCGAAGATCAGGCGGCTCATGGTCAGCATGGCGCCGTCGAGCGCCCCCTGGAGCAGGGCGGTCTGAAAGCCGGTGCCCTCCAGAAGATTGCCGGTGGTCGCATAGCAAATCAGGGTCAGAGTGTCCACCTGGATCCCCCTGGTTTGCTTCAATTTGCTGCGCTGCATGAGAGGACCTGTGGACAGGTAGGTATAACCGCCCGAGATGATATTGACGTCGGCCGAAGTCAGATAAAGGTGGAAGCCATCAGTCATAGCAAAGTCATATAAATCGGCCTGGAAAAACTGCCGGTTCGCATCCAAAAAGGTGATCAGTTCTGCGTCAGCCGATTTCATGGTTCGCTCTTAGCAGGCGGGTGGTCATAGTATGCTCCGCTTACCAGATGCCGCCTTTTATTGAGAATTCCCATGCTCCAACATCAGGTAGGCCTCTAATCGTATTTTGGCCGTAGTCAGTTGTAAGCCCCACATTTACCCCAGCATTGATGCAAGGTGAACCTGCTTGCAGTTTAAAATCAGTAGATAGAGCAAAAGAGCCACCAGCATTTACAAAGACCGGGTTGGTAACGATAGAATTAGTATCGCCACCATAAGAACTTATAGCGCTTTTCCAGGCTGCAAATGTTGATTCGGTGTATTCCTGAAAATTCCAGTGGTAAGTATTGGTGTTTCCATAGTAACAGTTATAGTCAAATTTAAGCCCTGTTAAAGTAACATCTGACCAGACGATAACGTCTTCACCAGCGTTATTATAGAAGATATTATTTTTTACCAGAGTGTTAGTGCAGTCCAAACCCAAGAATAAACTGGCGGTAGCAGTGGAGTGGGTAACATTATTGGCACCGTTGGCTATAACATTATTATAGATATGCGTACCAGGGCAACCCCCTGCCCCACCACCTACTCTTATTCCACTCCAATGACCACCACTGGCGTCAAGAGCATTGGTAGTGTACCCAAAATGATTAACAATGTTATAAGCAACAATGGCATTAGTGCCGCCTCCATCAACTCCTATCCCACCACAGGGAACATCATGGATAAAATTCCTGGTGATTGTTATGCTATAGGTCTCGCCAGTGTTTGTCGCGAGTTGTATGGCGTGATCAGCCTCGCCAGTATCGAGGCCGATATGATATATTTCATTGCCAGCAATAGTGGTTGGTCCCCACTGTATTCCAATGCCAAAGACATCCCCATTCGGAGCATACAGACCAATATCATAAATTTTGCACCCTGATACTATTCCGTTGGTGGAATTTTGGTAGATTCCGGTCGCACAATTATGGACTGTTAGATTACTGAAGGTAACATTGGTGGTTTGGCTCAACCCATTATCCTGCTGAGTTCCACCGTGAGCAAAGGCAGCGTAGGCACTGGAGTACTGAATAGTGCTACTATCCACAATGATGTGATCAGAGGTGCCCCGAATATCGACCGTTGACCTCCAGGGAGAGTGCCACTGCAACACATTATCTGTTGATCCACCAGGACCATAGAAGTCAATGCCAGTGATCGTGATATAGTTTTTACTATCTACCAACACCCCATAGGAGCGAGTGCCAATCTCAGCGGCTCCAGGGTTTCCGGCGTCGTTCCGGTAATAACCCACACCTGTACCATTTCGGCAGAAGAAGTGATTGTTGGGTATGGCGCTTAACGCTAAATCAACGCTCGGGTCTTCCCATTCTGCCAGATGGCCGCCCACGACCACTCCGTAGTAATCGGTATTCCCTGCCACGGAAGCAGACCATACTTTGACGCCACCAACATTGTAAGCCAGAGTCCAATCACCTGTAGCGAGAGCGGTTGAACGGTAGATGAGAGGCGATCCCCCGACATTTTTCTGATAGGTAATAGGCGATCCTGCCGACCCGGACGAAGGCGGGGTGAGCTGGCCTCGATAGGCCCCGCCAGCGTCAGAGACTACTATCGTGTCTCCCGCCGAGAAAGTCGTGGCATTATGCACCGTCAGATTCATGGCGGTAGACGTAGCCGAATCGGAGGTTGCTGCCCCCTTGGTCGCCGCCGTGCCATCTGCCCGTATGTAGTAAGTGGTTGCCCAACCCGGCCCTGCCAGGGAAAGGAGGATGCAGGCAGTTATCAGTAGAATTAGTTTTTTCATTTGGTGTATTCCACGAAAATGGAGAATGACAGATTAAGTGGCGATCCGGTTGGGGACGACGTAACCAGGGCAATGAAATCGCCATCGGCCAAAGTGACCGCCGTGGGCGTGGTGGAGGCTGCCGTGGGCGTGACGCTTATCCCGGTAAAGCCGGTGGCGTCTGAGCCATTCTTGGTCAACTTGGCCCCCACCGACGTGCCGCCGCTGATCTTGTAGCTGCAACTCGCCAGCTTGGCTGTCTGCCCGGTCGGTAAACTGATAAAGATTCCCGGGAAAGTTCTGGCGTCTACCGCATCGAGTAACGCAAAAGTGTGGGGGATACGAAGAGATTGAGTTCCGCCGGTACAATTGGTTAGAGTTCCACTTGCGGGTGTGCTAAGTGCCCCTCCTAAGTAAAGAGGCGCGCAATTTTGGTCAGGAAAGGTAACTGTTCTATTGGTTGTGCCGCCAGTGGTAAAAATTACATAGTGCGGGATGGCGTAATTGGCGGTCATGGAGATTACCCCGGTTCCGGGGGCATAGGTCAGCCCCGCCGCCGTGCTGCTTACCCCAGCCATTGCCGGGATCGTGCCCAGGCCGACCTTGTAGCTCTGCGTCGGATCGGCGGCGTTATAGATAACAGTGTAGTCGCCGGTGGTTGGCGAGGCCTTGGTCGGCAAGGCGGAAATCTTAGAATCCGCCCAAATGCTGACTGGAAGGAGTGTGATGATAATGACTAGACCCAAGATCTTAGTTAAATTTTTCACTTTTAATCCTCCGTTAAGATGCGGGTACCATCTTCGTTTAACAAATTCGAGCCATCTTCTGAGAGTATGTCGGCGCTGCTAGGAGCCGGGGGAGAAGATCCTGTGTCGCCCTCCATCAAGACGCGCGTGCCATCTTCGTTCAACAAATTCGCGCCATCTTCCAAGAGTATGCCAGCACTGTCAGGAGCCGGGGGACCCGGGGGAGGCAACGAAGATCCGCCGGTATCCCCCCGAACCTGTGCGAGGGTGACCTTTTGTCCGGTGGCATAAACCTGGGCCTCAAGATCCAGCTCCAGAGAATCCTCCTTAAATTTGACCCGGTAATAAAAATAGAAAGAGGCGCTCACCACCACACCAGAGGCGGGTGCGGTGACAAAGGTAACGATCCCGGAATTAGAATAGGCAATCGAGTAAGCCGTGGTGGCCTGTAAAAACCCGTTCAGGTAAATCTTGGGCGCGGGGGTCTGCTGAATATCATTCCGGGCCTCGATAAAGAGCCCACCCTGGCTGCGGTTAAGCTGAAAGACTGTGTTGGTGCCATTCCCCAATCCGAGCGCCGCACCCAAGGCATAATTATCCACCTGGTCCACGAATAGGAAGGTATCGAAACTGCCTCCCCTGGCATTGTAGAAACCCCAGAAGGTAGTTAGATCCGTGGCGTTCAGCATCCCAAAAGGGAGGTCCCATTCATACATGGGCGCAGACCAAAGTCCCACCCGGACCTCCCGGCCGCTCTCGGCTTGATTGGCCAGGGTATTCCAGGAGGCCCGTTTGGTGATGGGCCAGGTGATGCCCTTAAAGGTGGGGAAAAGGCTATCGCTCATGGTCCCTCAAATAAGATCGGCGCACCGCCGGGGTGGCGTCAGCCCACCAGGTCGGAAGTCGTTTAGTTGACGATTTCTGCACTTTTAGCGGCATGGGTTGACAATCTGAATCCTTTTGTGCCTTCCGCTTTACACTCGACATCAGCGCAATTTCAGCCGGGATTGCTATGGTCACCGGCCGGGGACAATCGAGACAAAATTCCAGACCCCAACTTACCCTCTGCCACCATGCCGTTCCAGGCCCGAGTTGCCGGGCGATGCAGGCCCCGGGAGATATGCGGGTGGGAAGCCCCAATTTTGTGATTACGGCGCATTCCACCATTTCCAAGGGGGCCAGATTCATCAGGTTACCGGCACGAAGTTGCGCCCCAGGCTCTTTAAGGCCGCGGCCAGGGCATTAGGGTTGCGTAACAGAACCCGCTGGACGTCAGCACCGTCAAGGGCATTGATATGGAGGTGAATATCTCCCTGCTTTTGCTTACCAGGAGATCCGTTATCCATCAGACGGTCCAGGCCGGCCGCCTTGTCAGCCGGGAGAACAGCCTCTCCCTTATGCAGCATCGCCGCACCGGTCCGGGGAATATTCCAGGCGCCGACGTCATAACTTGCCATGCCCAAAAAACTCATCGCTCCAGCTGCCGCCGCCAGAGCGACCTCTGGGGCCATGGCGATGTTAGCCGGGTAAGGCATATCCTCCATGACCGATGCGAACCCAGCCGCCCCAGCTTTACCCGCAGAGGCCGAAATGCTGGAGATGGCAGCCTCTTCCTGGGAGGCCTTGCCGTAGATTAGCATCTCCAATTGGTTGGCGATCCATGTCTCGGCCATCTTGGTTGCCATGCCGACAAAGGACGCGATGATGGAGGTGCAAAGGTTCTGGATGGCTGCCTTCATGGTGGTCGTGCCCTGAATAATTCCCATGATAGAGCCTTGGATAGCGCTCTGGATCGGGGCCATGATGCTCTGGATGGTTTCCTTGTTCTTGAGGGCTGCTGTCTGGAGGGCCTTCTGTTCCTCCGTTAATTTCTTTTGCTTGAAGGTGGCGAGCTGCTGCCCCAGGATCTCCTGCTGCTTTTCATCGTTTTTATAGACCACCATCTTCTGAGCGATGGCCTGGCGCTCGATCTCAAGCTCTTTGGCTTTTAAGACCCTAAGCCGGGCGAGGGCCGTGGTGGCGGAAATCTCGCCCATCTGTTCTTCAAATTTGACCGTTTGCTCTTGCCGGGCCAGGTCCATCTGGGCCAGTTGCGCCTTGCCGTCCACCTGCTTGGATAAGAGATCCCGCTTGTGCTTGTCGTCCTCTTCGTCAAACTGCGCCTGCTTTTTGAGGATGGCCCGGTATTCGTTGCTCTGCTCTCCCCAGGTCGACTTGACGAAAGCTGTCTCCTGAGTCATCAGAGCCCGCTTGGAGGCCCAATTCGTCCGCTCGCTAACCATCTGCCGGTCCATCTCGGCAAGCTGATCCTGGGCCTCCTGCTTGGCCAGGCCCTTGTCGATGGTGAAGATCTCTTTCCGGACGGCCAGGTATTCCTTGGAGCCTTCAGCACAGATCTCTAATTTGGCTGCCCAAAACTCACGCTCGGCCTGCTTGGAGAAGTCGAGAAATTGATTTTGCGCCATCTTGAGCTGATCAAGCTCGTCCTTCCAGACCTGGAGGTCGCCAGGTGCGCCGCCACCGCCCTTGCCGCCGGTGTCTTTAGCTACGAATTTATTACCGCCCGAGGGAGTTTCCGCCCCTGGTTTGGGCTTGGCTCCGGCGGCACTGGCCGCATCTAGAACCGGGTCACCGCTGCCGCCCTTGCCTTTAATGGCCGGCTGGGCATTCATCAGGGCAAAGCGCACGTCGTTGGAATCCCGGATGGCCTGTTCTCTCCAATCCTGAAGCGAAGATTTCATGGCGGCCATGCCGGCGGCGAAGGCCCCCACCACGTCCGTCCCACAGGTTTCCATCAGACGCTGCTTGACCGCGGCCGCCCCGGCGCTCATGGCCTCCCAGGTGCCTTGAAAAGCGTCCCGGATATTACTGGCCACCACGGTCGCTTGCATCATAAAGTCCTGGGCGCCCCGTACCATGGAGGCAAAAAAGTTGATGGCGTCGGCAGTGAATTTGGCAATTTCGGGGCCGACCGCGCTAAAGGCCTTACCCAGACTGATCAAGGCTGGGATCACGGCCTCACCGATCTTGTATTTGATCGAATCGAAAACCAGATCCACATCATGCATCCCTTCCTTGAATTCCCGACTCTTGGCCACCGATACGTCGGTAACGGTGAGCCCCAGGGAGGCCAGGTGGTCGCGCATCTCATCCACCGCGGCACTCGTCATCCGCAGGAAGCCGGGCATGGCCTCCACCGACCGACCGAAGATAGTGGTCGCCAGCATGTTGCGCTCGGTGCCCGCCTCCATCCCCTTCATGGCGTCGATGGAATTGAACAGTATTTCATTCATGGAGATCAGGCTGCCGTTCGCGTCCCGCGTCTTAATGCCGTTGTCGTTAAATCCCTGTTCATTGGTCTTGAGTTGCCGGGTCATCCGGGTGAGCGAACCGGCCAAAGTATCCCCGGAAACCCCCACCCTACCAAAGGATTGGATCAGGGCCTGCGCATCCGAGACATTCATCCCCATGACGGTCGAGAGCTTCTTAGCCTCTAAATTCATCTCGACGTACTTATCCACCACCCCCTTAAACATCGCCCCGCCGGCCATGATCGCCCCAATGCCCATGGCAATCTCGCCCAATTTGGTCAGGGTGGAAGTAATGGCAGTGATGCCCGAGGTCACCTGGCCGTGCATGTCCTTAATGGCCCCGGCGACCCCGGTCCCCATCTTGTCGAAGTCCTGCTTGATCTGTTGGGTGCTTTGGGTAGATTGCCCCTGGACCTGCTTGAAGCCGTCCTGCATGGTCTGTTGGGTCTGTTGCAGGATCGCGGCGATTTGGGAGAGCGCCTGCTGCGCCTCAGAGATATCGATTTGTACCTTGCCTGAAATTTGGTCTTGATCAGCCATCGGTTCCCCTTTCCAGATAAGGTGCCATCAAAAGGTCCAGAGGATTTTGGCCAGCCATGCTAACCCCGGCCTGCCCCATCATGCCCAGGAGGTCGCCGGCGTTGTCGTTATTAATGGAGGCCGTTTTGCCACTTCCTTTAATCCCCAGATAAGCCTTGACCATCAGGTGCATCGGCGGATTCTCGGTCCAATATTCCATCAGTGCATAAACCCGGGGGAGCGTGAGGTTTTCTTCTATGTAGTCCGGGGTCCAGCCGGTGACCGTAATGATATGGGCCAGCAACCAATCCCAATCTATGCCGTTACCGGCTTGCTCCCCCCCGCCGTTTCCCCCGGGACAAATCCGCTCAAACGCAGCAATATAGCGAGGGCGTCTTTGATTTCCCCAAAAGTCGCATCCTCTTCCAAGTTTTCCCGGGTGAATTCGGGATAATTCCGTACCAAGGCCGCGTGGATGAGTTCCTCCATCAAATCAGGACCCAGGTCAGCATCGTTCAATTTGTTCCCAGTGATTTCCTTGAAAAACTTCTTGCAAGCCTTCCAATTCAGGGGGGGCAACACCTTTTCCTTGCCCCCCACCAAGATTTTCTCGCCGTCGATCATAAATCCCCCGTGGTTTAGTTGTTGAAGCTGACCTGCCCGACAACCCCGGTGCCGTCGTCCATAGCGGCGAAGTCGATTTCCGGGATAAGGTAATCCTCCAACTTGGTCCCCATGGTGAGTTTATTGGAGATGCATTGGTTGAGAACCCAGGTCATGGACTTTCCAGCCACCACCATATTCAGAACTGCCTTAAAGAAGACCCCAGAGCCGAGGGGATGATTGCGGATCGTGATCACCTGGCCCGGGACCGCGCTGGCGGTGTAGGAGTAGCTGACCAGCATGGCCGTGCCGACCGTATCCCCCGAGTAGAAGGTATAAAGACCGGCAGCATAGGAATACTGCCCGGCGGCCAGAGGCGTGGCGACGCACTTCAGGGGCATCCCGGTTGCGGCATATTTGACCCCCAGGTTAATTCCAAAAACGCTGCTATTGGTCACCAGGATGGTGTGGGCGCTGGCGATTCCATGAGCCTCATCTTTGGCGATCTTGATTTCACCATCCGCCGGGGTTTCCCCGAAAAAGAGGTTAAGAGCCGCAGCAGAGATCGCCCCGAATTTGCTCTTGCCGGTGATCTTCTTCTGGCCGGGCAGACTCATCAGGGGATAACTGTCCTGGCCGAAAAGGTCTTTGATATTCCCGGTAAACTCCACGGTGCCTTCCTGCAAACCGGCAAAGGGGACCGGCGTAGGGTTGGCGATGGCGGCGCCGGTTATGTCGATGGTCGGCACGGCCCAAAGGCTGCCGGCTCCAAATCCGAACTGTCCAGGGGTGGGGCTCATTACTAAATCCTCCTTGCTATAAAGTGGCTGAGGCAGCGCCCCAGGCGTGGTAGTAAGTGAGTTGCGGCACGGTCAGGCCCAGAATGCCCGTCGTGTCGTTGGGGATATGGTTATCCCAGGTCCATGTGTGCATCTTGGAGAAATAGGCCCCGGCCAAGTCCGGGCGAATCAGGCTGTAGAGAACATTCTCAATCGCTTCTTGAATCGGGTCGGCCTTGTCATAATAGGCCGGCGGACCGGCGGGTCCCAGGTTGATATAAACCCCGACTACCAGGTCCATGGAGACCTCCACGATCAGTTCATCCTTGCGGGTAGATTTCTCCGATCCCGTGAAAAAATAGAGCGCCGGGGCCACGGCAACGTCATTCAGCATCGGCCAGTGTTTGGTCTGCGTCACCTGTCTGATTTGCGGGATGGCCCGGAAAGCATTATTAAGAGCGGCCATCAGATCGGCTTTCATAGTGCTCATTGGCCTTCTCCCACCAGGGCGCGACAGTCAGCCACAAATTCAGGGCGCATCGGGTCTAAAATGTCCTGCTGTATGTCGATGCGGCGGGGCACCGTCACCGAGGCCTTGAGAACAAAGAGCGGCACAATCTGGTCTTTGCCGGTCTTACCAAAGATCACCCCTTTTCGGATGAAGGTCGGCATCCCCAGAAAAGTCCAGGGCGGCCCTTCCATGTGCCCCCGGGCGACTCCCGCCGCGGTCAGAGCTGCCGGCAACGGGACCGTCAAGAATTGCTTGTTGGTTGGCTTGATCGTGTAACTCGATCCCTTGGGGCCAAAGTGCACCACGGCGTACTTCTCACCCACCACCACGCCCCCGGTGATCTTGCTGCCGTCGTTTTCAATGTCCAAGGGCCGGGTGCTCTGAATCAGATCGCCGGTACGCCGCCCCAAGGTGTCGCTCGAGGTGCCCCCGCGCATCCGGTCGATGAAGGCGCGCCAGAGCAGGGCGGTATATTTCTTGACGAGCCGTTCCGCCTTGGGTTGGAGGTTCGCCGCGAGGCCCTGCATTTTTTCGATGAGATCGGCCATAGTTACATCGTGTAGCGAAAACGATAGTGGCCCAACGTCTCTTTCACATCGGGCAGGAATTTGTCTGAACTCTTTTTCTGAATGGAGCCATCCGGAAAGGTCAGCGACAACAACCCGAGATCTTTGCGCCGCTTAAAGTCATAGGCCACCTGCTGGCAGATCGCGCCTTCAAGGTCGCCCGGAATCTGATCGGCTGAATAGCCGCCGATGTAAGTCACCCGGATTGTCTTCTCGCCCGCGTACCAATTGACACCGCCGCACAAAATCACCTGCCCGGTAACAGGACTCACTGCAGCTCCAGCCGTGTTGTCCACCGGCACCGCCAAGAAGTTCCCGGTCCAGTCAAAGAATAGAGACCATTGCACCCGCACCAGGGAGGCAATCGGGATATTTTTCAGGAAGAGCCAGGGGCCACCGCCGTCGCAATACTGGACATATTCCTGTTTCTCAAACTCACGATTGCAATATTGCTGGGCGTCCCCTGAAATTTTGGTAATCAGGTATTGCAGGACCGTATCCCATTCCGGCAGCCAATCCGCCCCAGCCGAGGCCACATCTTCCACCAGCCAGGGAGAGGCTTTGACGCTCTCAAGGGTTGTCAGAGCAAAGGGGATTCCCGCATTTGCCGGAGTGCCAGTGCCGCCGCCGCTCATTGGCTGACTACCTCCTGATCGGGATTGGTGAAGTTGAAACCCGATTTTTGCCGGAAAATAAAAATCTGGCCGGCGTCCAGGTAAAAGGTCACGACGCCGTTCTGATCGGTGCGCCCGGAAGCAATGACATTGACCCCTAGGGCATCAGTGGCGACCCAGATATCGGCGTCGGCAATCGGCTGGCCGTTATCAGAGCGGGTCAGGGTATAATTCCAAGCGATGGCGCCTGATCCTGTCCCTCCACTGGTAAGCGTCCGGGTCACATAACCCCAGACATCAGCCGCCGAAATCCCGGCGCCAGCCGTCAATGTGCGAGTGATTGCTCCCCAAACCGCAGAGGCGATGCTGGCCGCCGAAGGAATGTCACCAACCGCGGCAGGAGAAGCGGGGATCAGGCTGGTCTTGGCCGTCACCGTGCCGATGGCGGTATCCATCTCGGCTTTGGTTGGGGGGTCGAAGGCTTCGAGACGAGCATCGATGTCGCCGGTAGAGAGGTCGTACAAGGCGTCCAAGGTCTGCTTGGTACCGGAGATAACCATGGCTGAACCCACCGCAGCAGGAGATGTTGGGAGGTTGTCGGTCTTGGCCTTGATCAGTCCTATGTTAGTATTGTCTGGGGCCGGCAAGGCACCAATAGCCGCCTGGATGGCCTTGAGAGTCTCCGTGGTCCAGCCACTTCCTTTGATGGCCGTCAGGGTTGTCTCCAGGGCCTGAAGGTCGATCTGGTCCGAGAGAGTCTTGAGGGTGTCGTTGTCGGCCCCACGCAAAAGAGTAGCCAAGGCGTCGAGAGTTTGGGTGGTGCCCGAGATCGAGAACCCAGATTTATCGTTTACATCGACCTTGCCGCTGGTGAGGGTTAACGCCCCGGCCAAGCGGGTAAGCAGGGTCGTGATTCCAGATGAATCAGGTGGCGCATTTGTCAGAGTGGCCACCGTGGTCACCGCCGCCTGGGTATCAGCCGGTTTGGTGCGGCTGGTTATAGTAGCGTCCAGGTTAGCAATCCGGGTATCCCCCAACGCTGTCAGCCCGGCCCCCGCCGCCCCAATTCTTCCATAAGCATCCCCTGTTTGCTTCACCGCAGTCAGATCAAATACTGGAGAAGCCACATTTAGGAGAGCCTTGAACCCAGCTGCTAAGTAGCCTGCCGTCTCAGTCAGGGTCGTTCCCAAGATAGCGGTGAGGTTTGACGGGGTATTCGCTAACTGGATTTCAATAAGACAGGGGGCAATCCCAGTGCCCTTGATCATGATCGTGACCTGATTGACCCCGGCCGCCAGGATATTGTTTGGCAGATCAAGTTCATAAAGGCCCGGCAGATTCGTATCATCGACTAATTTGAACCCAAGATAATTGTTTCCACTGGAGGCCCAAGTCCCCAGAGTGGCAATCGTTTCCATCGTCAGGGCATGGGCAGCAACTCCGGCCCGAACATAGTAGGCAGTTACCCCGGAATAGAGCAACGCAGTCTTACCCGCCCCAGTGGTAACAGTGGAGTCTTGGAGGAAAACGTGCTTGATTACTGAGGTAATTCCAGGAGTTAAAATCATCCGTTAAGTCCTCCGTTCAGAGCAGGTCTGTTGAGACCGCCTTCCATGCCGGGGTGAATTAAAAGACTACCTGCCGGGGTATATTCACCATAGAAAGAATATCTATAACCAAAAGAAGCTGTGGACCCAAATGGGTCGTTCCAAGTAGAACCACTTGCTATGTAATTATCTTCATTAGCAACACCTGTGTCATATCTGGTTATATTATAATAACCACTCTGACCTCTACTGCCTATCCAATAGACAGTATTAGCTAATAGTCCACTATAAGCGATTGATGTGCCGTACCAATTTAAACTTGTGGGTATAGTTCCACCAGAATCTATAGCTGCAAGTTTGGCTCCCGCTTTAGATGGACTACCACCATCGTCTGCATATATCGCCGGATTAACTCTACTTGCATTAGTCCAGGGGGAATAAGTGTAAACATAGATTTTTGTCAAAACACCTGAGAAAGCGGGGGAAGTGACAGCCTTACCCAAACGACACTGAATAAGATCTGATGAGACCTCAGACGCTCCCCCCGTATGATACCCAAACTCCAGCCCGGCTGCGTGGCGCACTGGATAGACGGCTTTATCTAAAAAGTCCTGGGGGATGGTGACGGTGAGCAGTCCGGTCTTGTCGTCAATATTCAGCTCGCCCCAAACCCAAGTACCATTAGCGTCCTCAAGCCGGGGCCGGTAGATGTGAAATGCTTTGCCTGCTTGGTAATTTTTACCCCCCAAAGCGGTATGATCGCCAGCCATAGTCTGGTGGTAAACGGCGTAGGAACCCACTACGTTTTCGGGGCGTGACGCACCATACTTGGTTTCCTCAAGAGTGAGATCTGGTTGGTAAAAAAAATCCAGGCCCTTAGTCTGGAGGGTCATACTGATAACATTGCTCTTGGGCGGCTCCTTCAGGACAATCTCTAACTCATACCCACCGCCTTCCTTGCCGCCCTCAACCTCATAGAAATGAGCCTCAACCTTTTCTCCGACCCATTGAATCTTATTGTCCACCACGGAAACCACCGGGGCCTTCTCATCATGCACCAGCCGGACCGAGAAATTGCACTCGTTATCCCAACGTTTGATCTTGGCCTGGGGGTAGAATTTGCCGGGTTGTTTAATATCGCCAACCTCAACCTCAGCAAAGGATTTCTCCTTGCCGACGTATTTACCGGCTATTGCATCGTAGGCGCTGGCGATAATATCAGGCATAATTATTCACCTGGAACCTGCACGAACAGGATGAGCCGGTTGCCCACCCGGCGGGTAACCAGGGCGCCTTTGGATAGAGTGAGCGCGTCGGTTAGTTGCATGACTTTTTCACAACCTCATGCGATTTAATGGCCCGGTCCAATGGAGGTCCATCGAGCCCTTTCTTCTTTTCCGCCTCAATCTCAGCCTTTGATTTCGGCATACCAGATCGTCTCGCACACCCGGAAGTTATCACCGAAGGCCTCCTTGACCGCCCGGACCACGCCTGAGAACTGATTTTCTGAATAGTCGTGGCCAGCGATCAGCTTTTTAGTCTTGGGGAGCCACGCCGCGATATCGGCCTTGACCGCCTCATAAACATGATCGCCGTCGATGAAGACCATATCTACCGAGGCATCCGGGAAGGCCCGGGCTGCCCGTTCCGAATAGGTTTCCATCACCGCCAAATTATCGAAGGCCCCGACATTCTCAAAAAAGGACTGCCGCAGATTGGCCGCAGCCTCTTCCGATCCGATAAAGGCCGGGTCCCGTGGGTCGATGGAATAGACCAGGCCAGGACAGGCGCAGAGCAGGGCATGGGTACTGCGGCCAGCGAAGGAGCCCACCTCGACAACGGATCTAATTTGCTTGGCCGTCTCATAAAGCCAGCGCAGCTCGCCCACGGCCATCATGCCCATGGTATTGACGAAGCCGGGATAGGGCAGTGCCCCGAGGGGCAATGGCTCTTCGATGATCTGCTGGAATAGAGCATTGCTCTCGACCGCCTGGGCCTTCTTCAATTCCGGGTCCTGCTGGAGCACGGCCCCCGGGTGCATGTGCCAGGTCACCGCGTTCGGATTGAAATGGAAACGGTGCCCGATGGAGGCCAGGCGCCGGCCGAGTTCACTGTCCTCGTGCCCATAGCCCACGAATCGCTCGTCGAATCCGATACTGCCATCCTTGGCCGGGGTCCGGGCCGCCGATATCGACATGCAGACATTGCCGGTCTGGAAATGATGGAAATCGCCGTTCACTTTCCCCTGCATCCAAATGGTCATCAGCCCGGGTTCAATCGGAACCGGCAGGCCCAGGGCCAGGTAAGATTCGGAATCGGACTTATAGCCCACCTGAACTTCCTGGGGGTTGAACTCCCTCAGGTAGGACTCGATAAGTTGCGGGTGCGGCAGGCAATCATCGTCCAGCATGATCAGGACGTCGCCGGCCGCATTGCGGATACCCATATTCTTGGCCTGGGCCGCGGTGTTCTTATCCTTATTCCCGGTGTCGTACCATTTCAGGGAATAGCGGGGGTTCTTCTTGCGCGTGGCCAGCATCTTCTGGGTGCCGTCGGTCGAGCCATCGACGCAGACAATGACCTCGAAAGGCTCACGGTAAGTCTGCTCCAGGAGTAGGCCCAGATGCCGCTTCAAGGCGTCCTTGCGATTCCAGGTCAGGATCAGGTAGGTTAGGCGCATTGCTTTCCCCAATAAATCTCCGCATGGGTCCGAAACTCAAAATTAGGATTTTCTCTCAGGTTCATCTCGATCACCATCGCCTGAAGGCCGGTTTTCCAGAGCGAGTAAGCATAGGAAATTTGATCAGAACTGGTCCCGGCACAGATCTCTTGCCACCACATCTCCATGGCCGCCTTGACCGCCGGATCGTGGTGGCGCCGGAAGAGGATGCCGCATTCGTACAACCCCGACTTGGCAGGCAACCCGGCTTTCTCACAGCGATGAATGGTCTTCTGGATCAGGTCCTGGTGATCCTTTTGCTCCTGGATGACCAGTTGAGCCTCTTCATAGGGGCAATTTCGCCGCGGGTGCCGGTGCATGGCCAAGCCGTGGCCGTTCAAAGACTGCACCGCGGCCTTGGCGACCTGGGGACCGGGAGTAATATTGGCGTCAACCCAGATACTGATATCATGGTCCGGAAAATAGGTGTGTGGCAGGGCCTTGGGGTGCTTGGCGGTGCGCACGGCCTCCTGGTGGCTCCAGGTGAAGGGCCGGATTTCCCAGACCTTCGACTCAAGGGGTTGGTCAGTAAAGCAGACATAATCGACCCCAGGAATGGGCACCGGATCAACCAAGGTGTCCCGACCGGCCCCGGCGATGGCGGTATAGATCACCGTGCGGTTTCGGGAGATGATGTTCAGGTAAATATCAGGGTCATCACACCATTCCCGGAATTTCTTCAAATCAGAATCGACCTGAAAGAGGCGGCGTTCATGGGCGCACCCCGCACCGGCCCGCCCCGGCAAACCTTTGATGGCACAATGCAGGCGCCGGTCGGCCCCGGGTAGCAGGAAGCCGCGGCCCTGATTGTGATTCCACCATAGGCGCAGATCCACGGAACAGTCAGGCAGTTTGCCGTCCCCCGGGATGGCCTCGAACACATCGGGGATCAAGGATTTGCGGAAGCCGGTCTGCGATAGGGAGGCGTGGTCCTCGCGGCCCATATCCTTCCAGCCTGGCACCCCGGGGTGATAGCATTTGGTCCCCCAGATACCCGCCAGTTCGTGAACGTCCAGGAGACCCGCCAGCGTCTCGATATACTCCGGCCCATACCAATCATCATCTTCCATGACGATCACCTTGTCATGGGCCACCAGAGCCAGCGCCGCGGCCAAATTCTTTCCCAGGGTGCAGGGCGGATCGTCGGCTTGGGGCTCGCGCCGGATCACCGTGGCGCCGGGGAAGCGCGCCGCATCTACCGGCACCTGGCCATCATCCACGATCAACCATTGGTCGGGTTGCCGGATCTGCCGGGACACCCATCGCCGCAGCAGGGCCAGGGCCTCGGGGCGGTCGCCGGTCGGGGTGATCACGGTCACCTTATCCTCACGGGGTTCGGGAATCATGCCGAACTCAAAGCATTTGAGGCCGGAATCGGGATTGAGATTGATCACCCGGATACCTTTTCCCTTGAGAATGGGAGCCGCTTCCTCGAACTCTTCCCGGAAGTTGTTATAAATCTCATCCCGCTGCCGCACCGGATAGCCATCATGGAAATTTTTCTGCCACTGGCCGCTGGTCTGGAGGTCAAAGCCGATCAGGTAAATCGGATTGGCACCCAGACAAATTGCCAGGTTAAGAGCTGCAAAGCCTGAATGAGATCCTGAGAAAATCCCCTGAGCGATGGAGTTGCTGACTTCGCGGCCGAAGAGCCGGGGGACTTTCTCCACCTCGTTGCCGAAATCATAACTGTGGCTCTCCACCCATACCTTGAGAGCTTGGGAATCCTTGAATCTTTGCGTCGGTCCGGAGCCCAGAGATCCATCGCAAAGCCATTTATAAAGCCTGCTGTCTATGCCGAAGATGATGGTCGGGTCGAAAAGTTCAAAGGCCCGGTTGATACCGATCACCAGTTCGCCCTGGAGCCGGGAGAAATCCCAATCGGCCAAGCTGGGACCGCCGCCCAGGATGAAGCAACGACGGCCCCGCCAAGCCCCATCTTTGAGACGCAGGGAAACTTCTTTGATCGGTTCCAGCTTGTGGCCTTGGCCAGCCAGAATCTCCGGAGAAGGCTCGAAAACCTCCCCCGGCTGGATCATCTGGCGGCCATCGTGGACCACATAGCCTTTGCGGACCCGGCAGATCATGGTTAGACCAAAAACTCCACGGCGTTGTCCTGGGTGATCGGCAGGTATTTAGCGCGAGAGAGGACCAGGACGGCCCCGAATACGACGGCGCCGGTAGCCGGGGTGATGTCGAACTGAAGCCAGCGTTTGCGGTTTTGGAGATTAAGTTCGGCCACATAGACCTTGCTGGCTCCAGTGGCCGCCTGGGTGATTTGGGTGAAGACGCCAAGGGTGACTGCCGAAGGGGTTCCCTCTTCGGTGTCGCTTTCATTTACCACCACGTCCAGGGTGCTACTGCCCGCCATGGCACCCACGGACACAATCAGCAGGGCGTTCCCGTAGCCCAGACAATCGAACTCCTCGGAGTGCTGCACCGTGGTCTGGGAAGAGGGGTCCAGGACCTGCTTCACCAGGAAACTTTTGCTCGGATTCATTTGGGGCATCGTCTTTCTCCTTCCTGTCGAGTAAAGGGCCAGGCCATCCCGGCCCCGTTAATGGTTAGTTGGCGGCGGCGATCCGCGCATCGGAGCACAGGGCGAAGGAGGCGGCGTGGCGCACTGCCACATCGACTTCCATGATGATCCGAATCCAGGTCTGGTCCGCGGCGAAGGCAGTGCCGGCCACATCGGAGGCCTGGATACGCAGACCGGCCCATTGACCGATCAAGAGTTCCTGCCAGTTGCCGAAGTAAATCTCGGTGCAGTTGGTGGAGGAACTTTTGACCAAGTTGGTCGGGATCTGCGTGGTGGTGGCGAAGGGATAGCCCATCGCCGCTTCCAGGGCCTGGTCGGTCATAAAACTGGACTGAGTCAGGGCCGTGAGGAAGCCGATCAGGGGCTGCGTGCCGGTATCCCCGGAGAACTGCGGGATTTTGAGCTGCTTCAGGTTTTTCTTGAGGACCGGGTTGAAGGCGAATCCGAGCTTACCACGCAGGGCATTGGCCGCGGCGAGTTGGTACTCCAGTTCGGTGAACACGTCCAGATTGCTGACCACCGCGCCGGTAGCCCCGAAGGCATAGGTACCGATGCCGGGGGTGTTAGCGATACCCAGGGGCTGATTGCTGGAGCCGGGGCCGCGCAGGGCCGCATAATCGACCGCTAAGGCCATCTGAAGACCGATATCCTGATTGACCAGGGCCTCGGCTTCCGGAATGGACATGCGGATCAGGGAGTTGGAGAGCTGTACCAGGGCCATGGCCTTGTGCGGGGTCAAGGAAAGCTGCCCGAAGGTCAAGGAACTGGGATCAACAGCGACATTGTCTCCGATCCAGTAAACCGTGGCACCCCCGGTCTGTTTGGGGAAGGTCACTGGATTGCCCTGGAGGTTGGGGATAACCCGGGCACCGAGCTTGGTGCAGACGGGTTCGGAGCGCAGGTACTCCACCAGCTCCGGCACGGCCTGGGCCGGGACCAGATAACCGCCGGCAGTATCGTTGGTATAGCCGAGCGCCTTCTTGGAGGCCTCTTTCATTACCGACTCTTCATAGCCGGCCTGGGAGAAGTCCCGGGTCTGAATTGCATGGAGGGCCTTGAACATCGAAAACTTTTCTTTGCCCTCGCTCACGCCGGGCATGTCAGCCCACTTGCGGGACTGGACTTTGCTCTCGATTTCCTTGAAGCGAACTTCCATTTCCGCATACTTGACCTGGAGTTCCGGGAACATTTTGAAGGCCTCGAGGACGGTAATGGGCTTGTCGTCGCCCCCTTTCACCGTCTCGGCCAGTTTCGCCTGAATATCTGCCAGCATTTCCTTGATTTTGTCCATTTAAGGGCTCCTCTTTATTTGCACACGGTTAGGTGCAAGTTGGCGGTTAAAGTACGCAATTCCTCAACCTCGGCCGCTTCCTTCTCGGCTATTGCATCGGCTGGTCTCGCCCCATGAGGCTCTGCGCCAGGGTCTAACGCCGTGCGGTAATAACTTGGCTTGGGTTCTGGTTCGTGGGCCGCGTTCTCTTCCGGTTTGGCCGCTGCGTCCATCACATCCTTGCAGTGCTGGTGGGCATCCATCATGTGCCCCATGGCCTTAGTCAACTTGTCCTTATTCTTGGCGCTCAGGACCGCCCCGGCTTTGAGATTAAATTCGCCCAGGGTATCCGCTAAGGTCTGCTTGAGGCCGTCCATCAAGTGCTCCTGGATGGCCTTCTCGGCGTCTTCCGGGATCGGGTCAATGCCCAGGGCGATGAGGCGTTGGTTGATCGGGCCGTATTCTTTTTCCGGGGGAACTTCGTCTACGGGGGCCTTTTCTTCGGAGGCCTCAAAAGCCTTCGCCTGGTCGGCCGTAATGATCCCCTTCTGGACGGCGTTCATAACCGCTTCGGGGTTGGCCGGAACCGGGACCATCGAAAGTTCATAAAGCTCCTGCTTCAGATAGTGGGTGCCGGTGCGCGGCTGAAAACCGCTCTCGTCGACCTCTCCCCGGATAGGTTCGCTCTTGAGGCCCTGGAAGCCTACAGAGACGGCCTTCATCAAGCCGCTCTTGTAAAGGCGGTAAACCGTTTCCGGGGTGGGGTGATTGGCAGGCCAGCCGGCCGCATTGATCTCTTCATCGGTCGGGTAATGGACCCGGAACGTGAGGCCCTTGTCGCCCTTCTGGACATCGATAGCCTTGCCCACCGGCGGTTGACTGTAATTATGAGCGAACAGGATCACCGGGTTCTTTTTAAAGTTCTTCAGGTCCCAACCCTGGACATCCACCACGTCGCCATAGCGATCAACCGCATCGGTGGATCCGATAAACTCCAGGGTGCGCTCTTCCGGCGCCCCCACTTCCTTGACCTCAAAGTCGAGAATCTTATGCTGAAGGCTTTTGGCCATGAGTTGCTTCCTCCTTTTCGTAAACCGGGGCCTGCCTGATGATCGGCCCAGAGGTTTCTTGTCCCCGGGGGGCAAACCGAAAGACGAATTGCTTGGTTTCAGGGTCAACCCCATATTTTTGCAGGCGATAATCCGCGGGGATTCCGCCCTCTTTTAACAAGATCGTATAGCCGTTCTTCGTGACGATGGCGGCCCCGACTCGAAAGAGCATTCCCAAAACATCGGGGGGCACCTGGATTTCGATTCTGGGGCGGTCGACCATTAGTCTTTCTCCACCACGGGGGCCGCTACGCAGCGGCAGTTAATCACCTCTTCCGGATCGCCCCCGGGGTCGCTGGGATAGGCCAGCCCATTGCTGAAGGTGTCGCCCCGGTCCACGATCTCGCCGTCCATCACCGCATGAATTTCCCGGACTACATCGTCGCCAGCCGTGGTCCATTCCTGGCGCTCGATACCCAGCATGTCCATGGCGGCGTCGCGGGCGGGAGCTGCAGCCTGTCCGGTCTCAGTCCGGGCGATGGTCAATGAACGGGATTCGGAAAAGTTATATACTTCACGAACCCGGTCCTGTAGCTCGGCCACCGTCTCCAGGTCAGCCATGCCCTCGGCCAAAGTGTCCCGCAGGTTCTCCCGGGTGACCTCGTTAATGTCCACCACCTTGATCAGCTTATCTTTGAGAACGTCGATTGCTGGCGTGTCGGCAAGGATAAACTGCTCCGGGTTGGCGCCGAGTTCGGTGACCAGGATTTTCCCGGCCTCGTTCCCCACGTTGTTCCAGAACTGCCAGGAGATTTTCTTGAGGCTGTCATTCCAGGCATTGCTATCGAAAAGCAATTTATCCGCCTCGTCACTGGAGGCGCGCACCTGGGCGATTGCCTTACCCCAATGCTGCTCAATCAGCCGCAGTTGCTCCTTGCGTTGCTCATAGAAATAGCGTTTCATGCGCGGCTGGAACTTGCGCTCCATGACCGACTGAAATTTGTGGTACTGTTGCCAGTAGGTGCGGCGGTCGAGTTTACGGCGGATGAGGATCTGGCCCTTCTTGGGTTTCTCTCCTTCGGCAGGCGCTGAGGCTGGTGCGGGGGCAGGAACCGCCGGTGCAGGCGCTGGGGTCGGTTCGGGAGGATTGAGAATATTCTCTATGGGCGAAAGGTTGAACGGCAGATAGCCGGTCTCGCCGCCCTCGATAGCTTCAAACCCCAACCCCAGAGTCTCGTTGATGTTGTTGAATGGAACGCCCATGGCAAAGAGCTTCTGGGCCGATCCAAGGAGGGTGTCGAAATCTTCCCGCAGGGCGTCGATGGCGGTGCGGTCGAACTCCATATAGAAATCACCGCCGGGCAGGAAATAGAGGAACTTGTTGTAGAGAGCATCCTCAATCGTCTTCATCACCGGGATCAAGGTCTTAGTCCAGAACACCCGGTCCATGGTCTGCGAGGTGGCCTTATTGATATTTTCATACAAGGAGAGTTCGGTTTTGGCGACCTTGAAGATGGCCATGATCTCTTCCCGGTTGTATTTCCGCATCTCCAGGAAGTCCATGTCCTTCTGGCTAATGCCGATCTGCTTGTATTCCAGACCGCCTTCCAGCAGAGCGATAAAGTGAGCCTTGTCCACGCCCTCATGCTTGCTCCGCCATTGGCTGCGGATGCGCCAGAACTCATCTTCGTCGAGCGGGTCCTTGGCCTGGAGCACTCCCCCCGGCGTGGCATCATTCTTGAAAAAATTGGCATTGTATTGGGCGGCGCTCACGTCCTGCAGGATACTCAACTGAGCCACGGCGAGGGGTGACAGGCCCCGGTAATCGTCATAAGGGCTGAAGTCGCGGAAGAAGATAATCTCATGCGCATCAAAGGGTATCTTCTTGTCACCCACCTGATAAACCCAGCCGATGATCAGACCGGATTGTTTGTCGGCAACGTGTTTAAACCGGCCCGGATTGAAGGTCCATAATTCCTTGGGAATATCCTGCTGAGTTTCGCGCTCGGCCAGGATGAAAACTTCTCCGCAGAGCTTGTAATAGGTAGTGATGGCCTGGATAAATTCGGAACAGGACATGGCAGGGTTGGGGCGATCAAATAGGCGGGTAATGTCGGTGTTGGCCAGGAGTTTCTGGTCTTTGGGGGGGCCGATGAAAAAGCGCATGGGGATCGTCTTGATATTTTGGGCGATGGCGGCGATGCAGGCGTAGACCCAGACGTGCTGTGCATAGGGTTGGGTTACGGAGTTTCCAGCCATGCCAGCCAAGAGACTCGGGGCGGTGAGGAACATCTGCGTGGCCATCGGATTGACCACGACGCCGGAAGCATCCCGAAGGACAGGGAAGATAGAACGCAGACGATTGAATGCCCGAGACAGCAATCCACTTGCCATAGGGACATTATTAGGGAGTATTGATTACTTGTCAATTCCCACTACTATAGGTCAAATGTAGGGTCGGTAGTAATAATTACTGAAAAAGGACAAAAAAAGAGCCCCCAGTCCGCGAGGATCTGGGGGCTGAGTTATGATCATGGAATACTTAGTTACATATCACAAACCTATGTGGATCACCGAATGCTTCTGCGCTGGGCCTCAATTCACCTTCGTGTATCATCAATTCATCTTCGCTTAAGTGGTAGTCTCTCCCTACCCCGACATTAATGTAGACTGGCAAGTCGCCGTGTTCTTTGATGGCCTTTTTCAAGACCTTGATCAGTTCCGATGCTTTCATAATCGCAATCCCCCTTCATCCAGGGCCTGGATGCCGCGTCTGTAAAAATTGCTCCACCGGGTAGCCTTATCGGGGAACGTAAAAACTCCAGTTGAATAATCAAATTCAAAATCCCAGACCGGATCGCCATCTTCCCAGACTCGGCAATGCCTTTTCTCTGTCATCGGATAGGGGTATCTTACCGAAAATCCTATCTTCGCGTGTACCATAATCCCCTCCATACCACAATTCCCTTCCTCGGTAAAGACCGGAACCCCCGAAGGAGCCCCGGCCTGTGGATTTTGGAAGATTAGTTTTTCGTGGGGGTTACTGCACGGCCTCCTTGAGCGCGCGTTGGGCCTGGAACTTCACCGCCTTCTTGGCCGGGATATTCACCGGGCTGCCGTCCCTGGGGTTCCGTCCGGTCCGCGCTGCCCGCTTCGAGATGGAGAACTTGCCGAAGCCGGCCAGGGTGACATCTTCGCCCCGGACCAGTGCTTCCTCGATACTCACCAGAAAGGTGTCCAGCAATTTCCACGTAAGGGACTTGCTTTCCTTCACTCCTTCGGCCACCTTCGCGGTCAATTCTGCTTTAGTCATAAATCCCTCCTATCTGAAATACCGCGACTCGCCGCCGCGGGTGGTGCGCGTTAGTTACTTACTTATGGCCTCCATGATGGCTTGGTTGATGGCCTGTTGCCCCTTTTCCCCTGATTGGCCGCTGCCTGGATGCGGTCGGCTGCAAAAAAGGGGACTTGAGCATCATAGCAAGTTACTAAAAACGCCCCGCACTCTCCCTGATTCGCAGGATATTGAACAACACCCATTCCTTTTTCACCAACAGGCACCCACCTCCACCATTCTTTCCTGATATATTTAGTGTGGACTTCAATATCAGGTTGTAAGGCGCTCAAATTTTCGGCAAATTCAATGGGGTCATGGTCGCCCTTTGCAAAAAAATAAAGAGTTCCGTGACCCTCAAGTTCCCTTAATTCTCGGATGACCATCATCCCACATTCTCCTTTAATCCATGGGCTGGTGAAACATATTTCACGCCGCCTCCCTCGCCCTTACCGGGCTGATCACCCCGTCCTGAATCCACCACACCGCAAGTTCCGGGATAGGTGAGGGGTCGGCATGGTCACTGGTGGCGAACACCAAAATAGTGTCGAAATCCTTGTGCACTGCCAGGAGAAAGTCTATCAGTTGGCTCCGATTCAGGGGATCGAGGATGTCAGCCTCGTCGACGAGGAACAGACGGGCGCCGGCCAGAGTAGCCAGCACATATTGAAAGCAAATCCCTGCCCGATATCTGGCGGATTTCGATAGCAGAGAAAATGGGGTAATCCCCCGGTAGACCTCCAGATCCTGCGTCAGGTGCAAGGGCTGGTGTTCATCGCAATCCGGGAAGAGATACCCAGATCCGAACGCCAGCCTTTCGTTGACCGGCCCCAGGGCCTCTGTAATGAGTTGTGAGGGGATACCCGTGGGCGCCAGGGCTTTGGCCAAAGCATCATAAAGGACCACCTCCTTATCGGCCTCAGCCAGCTTGACGGCCGCCGCATCCGCCGCCTCTTTCTCCCGCCAGAACTTGCGCACCGCGTCCAGGAGGTCGAGGCCTACCTGCAGCCGGAAGTCCAGGGCGGTGATCTGCTCATCTATCCCGGCGGTGACCGTGGCCTGGTCCTCTTGGGCTTTAAGTTTGGCGATCTTGTCCACCAGGGCCTGGCGGGTTTGGGTGTAGGAGTCAAAGGCGCCCTGCTTGGCCTGGGCCAGCTTGAGTCCTTCCACCAGGCGGACAACTTCCACTTCCTGCTCCTGCAAGTCCGCCGTCACCTTCTTGACCTTCACAGGGTCCGGGGCTATGTCGCCGGACACCCCCACCTCCTTAGCCTTGGGGCAGGGCACATCGGAGCCGGAGAACACTGGGCACAGGTCTGGATAGAACCGGGGGGCCTTGCCGGGCTTCAATGCTTCAGCCTGCTTTTTCAGATCATCCAGAATCGGCCGGTTGATCTCCAGGAACTTCTCCCATTCCTCCACCTTCCCCTCTTCCTGTAGGTCTGGGCATTCGGCCTCGAGCCTTGCCAGCGCCGCCTCCAATTCCGGGAGTTTATCAGCCTGGGCCTCCATCTTGCCCCGCTTCTTCAAGAGAGTGTCCCGTTCCGTCCGGAGCACCGATAACCCTTTTTCCACATCGGGCGCCTGGATATCGGGGAGGATGAATTCCTTGTCCCCGATGGTGGCCCGGGGGGCGGGTTCATCTACCGTGGCCATGGACCGCAGACTTTTTGCAACACGGCGCCGGGTGATGGCTTCGGTTTCGGCTGCGGCAAAACCATCCTGTTCGGCCTTCTTCGCCAGTTCATCAATAGTGTCGATAGTCGCATCCGTGGGAGTCTTTTCCGGGAGCACTTCCACCAGACTATCCACCAGGCGCATGCCGATATCTTTCCGGGTCGGATTGAGGCCAGGGATATGCTTGAACAGCACCTCCCGCCGCTCCTTGTCCGCCAGGGATAGGAAGGCAAGGGGGTCGGCCAGAATGGAAAACATGACTTGGTCGTCCGGGACCGGGCCGGTGACCGTGGCCGGGGTCTTGGGCGTCTTCTTCCGGGCGAGAACCTGCTTATCCGCCAGGGTGAGCGTTACCTCCGCGGCCTTGGCGCCATCGTGAATTAGCTGGGCCTGGGCTTCGTGCGTTTTGAGACCGCGGGCCTGGCCGGTGAGACACCACTGCACCGCGTCCCTCAGGCTGGACTTGCCGGCCTCATTCGGACCTGCAATGATGTTCACCGGGGCCTGGAGGTCCATCTCCAGGGATTCTATGGCCAGAAAATTATGGATCGTGAGCTTGTCTATTTTCAAGATAGCCTCCCTTCAAATAGGCACCGGATACCATTCCTTACTGCCTGGCGGTAAAAATAGTATGGCTCGACAAGCCATAGAAATTCCATGACCGACTCATAAGCCGCCTTGGCTGCTGCTGGGGCTGCTGCCGAGATGACCCAGGGACCGACTTCGAAGTTTGCCAAGCTCTTATACATCTTTTTGCTTTGTTCTGGAGATTCTCCGATTGTCATAAAAAGTCCTCCTTACAAAATAGGGGGCCGGATTAGTGGCCCCCTTCCTTGCTCCATGCCTGGCCTTGCCTTGCCGTGCAGTGCCTCGCCTGGCCTCGTTCCTTGCCGTGCCATGCCGTGCCGCGGTCCGAGCCTTGCCCCGCCCCGCCGCGCCAAGCCGGTCCATGTTCCAGGCCTTGCCTCGCCAGGCCACGCCGTGCCGCGCCCCGCCATGTTCCCCGCCCCGCCTCGCCACGCCAGACCGCGCCTTGCCGCGGGCCTTGACTTACGTTTCCTTCACCGGGTCCGCATAAGTAAGTTGCTGGGCCGCGGTAGCCGCCGCCAATTTCAGTTGCGCCCCCAAATTCTGGAAATGGTCACAGACCCTTACTTCTTCCGGGGCCAAGCCGGTTCTGTCTGTCCTTGCAGCAACGAGAGAGGCCCTATCGACCTTGCTTAAGCCGCTATCAAATAGGGCGACGGAATGAGTAACCCGTTTATGAGAATCCAGAAACTCAAATCCTTCGTCACGGACAGCCTTGGTTACAAGGTTGTTTTCCTTGAAGAGTTTCGCTCGCCAGGAGTTCGTGACTGTCCAGAACCGAGGTTCCTTGCGCTGATTCCCGAGACAAGCCGTAATATCCGCGTAGGAAATGAAGTCCCCCGGTTTAGGGACGCCAAATTTTTCCTGTAATCGCTGGACATCAATATCCGTAGGAAGGCCACCGACACCGATTTTAACGCCGGTATCCATGCTACACCGCCTTTATGGTGGCCGTGAACTTACCCCATGGCCCCGGTGACTTCGGGGAAGACGGCCGCCAGTCACCCATGCCCGCATAGTTCCCGGCAAAGGTCAGGATGTTTTTCAGAACGTCCCTGGTAATCATTTCATCAAATACGGTGATGGTCCCTTTGCAGGACCATTGATCGAAACGGGGCCGGACGCGCACATGCTTTGCTTGGCCGATCTTGGCGCGCTTCACAAACAAACTGAACCCTAATTCCTGCGCCTGTAGTTCGTGGAGGGCGAAATCCGGCTCCTCAATTAGAGCCTTTATGGGAGCATAAGGGACCTCTGCGCCATCCTTTACGGTCAACGTCCAGGCACTTTGGTCCACCACAAGCCCACTCTGGGTTTGGGCCTTGAAGGTTTTTTTACCGTTGCCGGTAGGACAACGAGTGCCGCCCTCACGAAGCACGGTCATAAGGTTATCTGAGGGGATTACGACACGCCCCTGTTCGACGTAGAGATTACCAATCCACCGCCAGGCAGGGGACCGATCATCGCCTTTGACAGAGATTTTTTGGTTTGCCGGGTCGAGTTCCCATTTTTTCATAACTTCGGCCCAGGAAAGGTTGTCGTGATGCATCAACAAAGGGGTTTCTCCAGTGAGTTCGACTGCGTAAGTGCTGTGATTCATGTCATGCCTCCTTACCCTGTTTATGAAACCCAACCTTCTCAACTTCCTTACTCGCCGCCCCGGCCAGAATCTCCCCCAGCAGGTCCTGACGCTTAAGTTTCTTGAGGCCGCGCTCAAGGGCCGTTTTGGTAGTCGAGAGCACATTCCACATTTGGTCCTTTTCCAGACCCTGGTCCATGAGATATAAGGCGATCTCCTTGGGGTCAAGGTCGTATGAGGTTGATAAACTGGGGCCATAGCACATATCTCCGACAATCACCGGCCCGTTCTCCTTAACCCATGCCTTGAGCCGATCCTTGAGGGCCTTCTCCATCTCGGTTATCGCCAGGAGGATACCGGCCGCCTTGGTTGCCTGTTCCCGGGTCGCCGGGGCCATGACTTCGACGGGCACGAGGGCCTGGGACATGGTGGGGCAAAATGACTGCACCCCACACATTCCGCAGTAACTCCCGGGCCGTGGATCAAAATGCTTCTCGCCTTCGATGATGGCGATCTTGGCCTCCAGTTCCTGAGGCACGGTGTCGAGATCTTCCGGCAGGAGCAAGATTTCCCGCTCGGCGCCATAGCGGAGAAAGTGTAGGCGTAACAGGACCTCTTCGGCGTCGGGGTAGAGGGATTTGCGCACGGCCCAGCCGTATATCCTCAACTGAAGGGGGATATGATCCGGGTCGATGTTGATGATTGCCCGGTTGGTCTTAAAATCAATGACCACGGCCAACCCGCCCTGCAGGAAAGTGAAGTCGGCAATTGCCCTGAAAAAAGCATCGGCCGCAAACCAGTCCACCGTCTGCCAGGCTCGGTTAAAGGCCAGTCGCTTTTCGATGCCCGGCTTTTCGATAGGCGGGAGTACGAAGTTTTCAAAGAACTGGGTGAAAATCTCGGCCACGTCCGGATGAGTGGAAGGCGTGAGCAGGCCCCCAGCCCAATCCCAATCTGTCACCTGGCCGGTATTCACCAGGCGAGAGAGATAGTCGCCGGCCAACTTGTGAGTGTCCCTGCCGATGATCAGGGGTTCACTGTCCGCCCGCGGTATCTTTTCGATACGGACCTTTTTGAACGCGTGGGGGCAACCACCATGGACCTCCCCGCCAAAATACATCTCCAACGCGGACCATGAATAGGCCGGGGGTTTCTTGCTTGCCATATATTTAGGATCCTCCCTTAAAATTGAAAAGGGGCCCCGGAATGGACCCCTCTATCTATAGGTGTTTCGTGAAGAAAATAGCCCAAAAATGGGCATTACGGGCCCGGCCTTAAAAAAGCGATTTACGATCCCCATTGCCCCTGGCCTGCCCACCGTTATCTTTGGGGGGCGCCGCCGAGGACCGGCCGCCTTGCGGGGATGTCGCCAGCCGTTCCTGGCCCTCCTGGGTTTCGGACGCGGTGACGATTTGCACCTTGATCCCGGATTCCGCAAAGGTCTTGACGATCATTTCCGGGGTAAGCCTCCTGGCCACTTCCGCCAGGTTGTCCACCAGTTCCAGGGTGATAACCATTTCTTCCTGAAGGTTCATAGAATAATCGAGCCAGCGACCGATCTTCCGGCCGTCCCGAGTAGTGAGTTCGCAAGGCAGGTCATCGGCCATGAAGCCGACCTTTTCCACCAGATCCATCAATTCCGGGAGGGTGATCTTGCCTATTGGACGAATGCCCTCCTGCTCCACGCCGTCCCCCTGCTCCTGGCCCTGCGTCCCTGCCGCCGCTGATACTTCCGGGGCGACCGTGGGTGATTGGGTGGCTGGGGGCGCTTTCGTGCTGCTATGGGGCTTAGAGGCGGTCGGTTCGATCACCACCCCCTCGGGATAGAACTCTTCGGCCGTCTCAACCTGCTCTTGTGTCGGTTCCTCATGCGGAGCCACCAGGAGTTTGCGGGCTTGGTCCTCGATCAGGTCCATCCTGATTTTATGCTCCACCCGCTGGCGAGCCCGCTCATATCCCAATTCGGCAAGTGCGCTTTCAGGCCCCCGGTATTCAATGCTCATCACGAAGACCACCATGGGTTTGCCCGTTGTGGGGATGGTGACGGTTTTGGGAGACAACACCAGCATCAGGGGTATCCCAGACAACGGCCCCCCCGTAATTGCCTTGATAAGTGCCATGGATGACAAAATGGCGTTCACTGAGTTGAAGGAAGTTGTCCTAAAAGACCAAACCCCGCCCACCCGGTTGACGCCTTCGATGAGCACGGATAATGTTCCCAGGGTTTTGCACTTATCCTGCCCCTGATACATAGGGTCCTGCCTCTCGCATGGACATGAAACCGGCTGGTAGTTGTCGTTCTCGCCGGTGAGCCGGGAGGCCCCTTCACCGTCCCCGGAACACCAGCACCGGGACCCCTTATAGCAGGCATAGCGGGTGAAGAAATTTAGGTCGATGTCGTCATACAGAAGACGAATCGGGATTTCGATGAGCTTGTCGCCCCCGGGGTTAATCTGGGCCATGAGGTCTATATCGGGCATGAGGCGTCCGCCCGCATCCCTTTGCATGGTCGTGATGACGATGTGGTCAAGTTTCTTGGGCTGGGCAAATTGCTTGCCCTGGGCTGAGGTTTTCATCTCGCCCTTCTCGCCAATTTTGATACGGCCTCTTTCAGCCAATCGCGGAATGAGATTCTTGATCACTTCGTGCCTCCTTTATTTTCTGTTGGTAAGTTCGGTTGTATTCATCACGACATTTCCGATGAATTGCATGAGCACCCTTTGCAACCATGTTCATAGGATCATCGTAAGTTTTGCAAAAATAACACCTCTGCCAATTCGCATGGCCACATGCTTCATATGCCCGCTGCCTTTGATGAAGCAGCATATGGTATGCTTGGTCTTCACAAATTACCAACTGCTCCGGGGTATGGTGATGCACGACGTGAGGAAGTTTTAAAAACTTCTTAAGTGCCTTTTCTGCAATGAGGATATGCTCCGGAATCCACCCAAGCGAGGTGGCCCGCGGGTGTTCAGAATTGTGAATCATGGCATATCCTCTATTATTGACATACCGACCACCAGCCCACCTATGATGCTTATGTCTGCACATTCTCGCTTGGTGATTCTGGAGATATTTGATGGGGTCTCCCTTGATATGTCCGTTCCTGACATCATTTCGCTGTGCGATCCTTGTCTTCCCACCGCACCCGCACTGGCATAGTCCAACGGGTATCTCTATCATAAAAAAGCCTCCTTACCCTATGTGGGTTTTACAGTGTCACCAGCATAAACACGGCCAGGGCCAGAATCAGCAGCCCGGTCAAAAAGAAACCCAGCACGGCGTCAAAGGCCTCCCGGCGATCTTCCGGGGTCGATAAATAGGTTTTGTAGAATTTCATGGTTTGGTCTCCCGGCACTGGTTAATTAGGCCTTCCCTCTCGTGGTGCTGTTTTTCCTACGTTCATCTTCCAAACATTGCTCCAACCACTTGATCTTGCTGTTTTCCAGATATTCCATGCCGCCCTTGAGCTGGAGAATCTCGGCTTCGAGTTCCTGGATGCGGCGGTTGGCTTCTTCCACATCGTTGTAGAAGGTCATGGTCGCACGACCTTAACCAGGGCCATGATCGGGGCCTTATGGATATTCCACCAGGCCAAGGCCCGCCTCTCCATCGTCGAGATTTGCTTGTCGTCAAAGGATTCCCATTCCTCGAAAGTATGGAGTTCACAGCCGATTTTAAGATGCGTATCAAAAATAAAAATCGGCCATGTTAATCCTGAAATTTGTATTGGCGGCTTGGTTAAGGGGATACCTTCGCCATATGAAGCGCCCCGCAGGTAAGCGCCCTCCAGGTTAGCGCCCCGCAGGTAAGCGCCCTCCAGGTTAGCGCCCTCCAGGTTAGCGTCCTCCAGGTTAGCGCCCTCCAGGTTAGCGCCCCGCAGGTAAGCGTCCTCCAGGTTAGCGCCCCCCAGGTTAGCGTCCTCCAGGTTAGCGTCCTCCAGGTTAGCGTCCTCCAGGTTAGCGCCCCGCAGGTAAGCGCCCTCCAGGTTAGCGCCCTCCAGGTTAGCGCCC